AGTCATGCTTCGTTCAGTTCAGATGGTGTTTAACCGTTTTCGCATTTATCACGTGAAACGCTTTCGCGTTTTTCGTGCGCCGCTTCACTTACCTCAAGGCGCCCTGCCCCGTAGATAGGCCAGAATGAAAGAAAAAGAACTCTTCGATTACTTGAAAGAAAACAAGTTCCCCGACCTAGTCAAGAGTGAAGGTACCTACGACACCTTTGATTGCATCTCAGATGAAGCAGGGTTTTACATAGAGCTAAAGTGTGAGACATACCCACTACCCAGACCTGCTGATTGAGAAGTCTAAATATGACAGGCTTATTCTTGAGGCTAAGTACCGTAGCCTTGAGCCTTGGTATATCAACTCTACGCCTGCTGGTAAGTGGGGCTTTGACCTATTCAAAGTACCAGAGCCTGTCTGGTCTGAGCGTTGGATGCCTGCCACCACAGAGTTCAGCACTGATTACCACTGCAAGATACGCAAGGCCGTAGGTTGCATCCATACATTCAGATTGCAGTTGCCGTGTGGATACTTGACACTTCCCTATTCAAATGAATAGACTTGTGTCGTGCCAGGCGGACCAAAGATTACGGTAAGGCCTGCAAAGTTCTGACAGTTCCGCTCACTGCATCCAGGCGCCTGGCACATCTAATTTTTGGGCACAAAAAAAGCCCCCACCCCGTTTGGGACAGGGGTCCTCTTGCCTCGCGCTAACTTACGAACTACTTCTTTCTTACCGAACTCCTTGGCTGATGGATCTAGCCACTTGAGTACTGGTCCAAGGAAACCAGCAGAAGTGCTGCTAGTTTCCTGAAAGTGCCTTCACGCCAGTCTCTCCTGCTAGGTAAAGTGCGATTGCAGCGGATGCTGAAGCGCGGAACCGGAGTCAGGGATACTTGCTTGAACTGTTCTTTCATTAGTCCTCCTTTGGACTGGGTACTGCTTCTTCTTAGCCTTCTTACGAAGGCGAGCCTTAGACTTTATTGATAGGCTTTGGCTCTCCCAGCCAAGGAAACCAAGGACTTGTATCCTTAGCAAACTTCTCCTTGATTGAAATATGCAGGTGCTTGACTGCTTGTTTGGACCTGTGTATTCTCTGAGTCCACGTCTCTGTGACCAGATACGACCATTGAATATCAGATATAGAACCCGCTTGTCATCTTTTAACTTCTCGGATAGATATCAGCGCAGTCGATTCCGTTATGTGGGTCGTGAGTTAGATCAACAGCAAGACCCGTGTTGTGGTCTGAGTTCGGATTCTGTTTTACGTGAGCAGCAGAAGGAAGCAGTCCATCGCTCGCCTTCATACGCTTCGGTGCAATGGCAGTCGCCTGTCGCAACACTGCGATTGCAGCAGGACTGGCGCTCTTTGCTAGTGGTTTCATTACTCACCCTTCAATTTCCCATAGATAAAGTCAATCTTGTCTTTGGTGCTGGAGCCACCATTGTTGGTTAGTTCGTGCTTGACTACCTTGATTTCTTCACGAACGATGTCTCTGATTTCATCACGAACTTGAGACATAAAATCAGTACGAATAAACCAGCGTAATGCCATCAACAAAGTTGATACGATTCCAAGGATTGTGGCAATCAAGACTGCCCAGTCTGTAGGTGTCATTTACACGCTCCGAATAGTGACTAGTTTGTGACAGAATCGTCACAGTAAATTGCGAGTATTTCTTTTGCCCACGCTATTTTGTCTTCTATGCGCTGACCTGATGGCTGGCTAGTAGACCACAACTCTAGATTTTCAATTCGGTTATCTTGACGATTTCCGTTTTTATGATGGACCTCTTCGTGAGACAGCAGAGGTCTTCCTAGATGTTGTTCCATCACCTCTCGGTGAACCTTTATGTGTTTATAGTTTTTCTTGTATACTTGATATCCATTGCTATCAATGTATGGTTTATACTGCGGTTCTAGTGGGTTTATTTTTCTAGTGGTTTCCAAACTTTTTTACTCTTTGGTAATGACCTCTACAGTAACCAAGACCTCTGTGAGGTTTATCGCAGGAATCTAAAGAGCACTTCTTGTTTAGTTCTTTCGTTTTACGAACTCTTATGAGTTCTCCACTAGATAGTTTCTTTTTCATAATGCTTCCAGCATAAACCTCTAGACCTAATAACTCTATTGCAGTTGTTTTCAGTACACATATCACACCGAACGGATTGTAACCAGCAAAACGCCTCCGAATCCGGAGAACGCGTTTATCTGTTGGTGTGCGGTTGATAAAATCAATCTCTTCAATGAGACCGACGTAGGACTCACCAGTGCGGAAGTCCTGAACTCTACTGGTGTCACCAACATTTTCTACTGATTCTAGTTGTGACATACGGTTCCAAGCAGAACCTTCGTATCCTTCTGTAACCCCGAACTTGTCCATCTCGTGGTCATAGCAGAAGACTGGATACTGAATCAATCTCTGACGTGGAATAGCAGGCAATGCCTTGACCTGATAGCCGGTGAATACCGGTGTCTTGGTATTGTCATCACCTACACTGAAGGTAAACTTAAATCCTAGATATTGCTGAGCAGTTGCAGGATAGTTTGCTGGCAACTTCACCGACGCTATCACCTTGAGAGAATAAACCTAAGGCATATTCTGTATCAGATGAATCAATAGAATCCACTCGCAAGCTGCCATTTGTAGTATCAAACTGTGGCAGGATGAACTTGAATATCTTTGCCTCAAGTGTGTTGTAACGGATAAAGCCTGTGCGCAGATATCCGCTAGATACATAGCGGTTGGTTGTCTCAATATAAACACTGCCATTAGTACCGGTAGCATTGGTTGTAAATGCTAGCGGTTAGTGCCATCAATGAATGCACAAGCTGTAGTTTCTCTGCTTGTGTCACCAGTTGGTTTGTATACATCAAAGGCATATGGAAAAACTAATGGTGCTATCTGTGTGCTTAGGTCAATGCGCATTGTGCCTGGTTCATCATCAACTCCAGTTGCTGCCCAAGCAAAGTTATCTCTAAAGCAGAAGTCGTATACTGGCTGATTGTTTTCCCAGATTAGCGGGCCATAGGCCAATGAGCCATCATCAGATACTGCAGCCACACGAATACCCTTGGTAGTGCCAATCATCATAAAGCCAAGGTAGTAAGCAATCTTGTAGATGCGCTCGCCACTTGGCATCTCAGCTGCTGTGATAGCAGATGTCAGGGTAGGCATAGCACCAGCTGTAGTCAATGTAAACTTCTGGATATTAGACTGTGTGCCAGAGAAACCTGCTACATAAATAGCAGCTCCAGATGATGTAATGGTTGTGTAAACAAAGTCATCTACCGGATGGGTATAAACAGCAGTTGGTAGAGATGTAGCAGTTGTTGAAATCTCATAGACCTTGTTGTTGATACAAGCTACGATACGCTCTTTGGTAAATTCCATTACAGCGTTGGTGATAATCAAACCAGTAGTGTCCAAACATCTTGACAGTTGTAGTAGGTGAGTCTGCTGCATAACCAGTCAATGGCTTCTTGTACATAGTCATCTTGGTTACGCCACCACTGGTTACGTTGGTTAGCCAGTAGGCATCAAACTCCATCATCGCAGTAGGCATAAACCTTGTCATCAACACCTGTGTTATAGTCCACAAAATGGCAGACATCTGATGTTACGGTTCCCGTAGCAGCTGCAGATGGAACATCAGCTGCAGTCTTTGCATAGGTAAAAGTGGTTGAAGTAGGAACTGAAATGATGGTGTATGTACCATTGAATGTGGCATCTACCCCAGTTACTTCAATCTCAAAACCAGCAGCTAGTCCGTGAGCAGCACTAGTTGTTAGTGTGGCTACGTTTGAAGTCAGAGCCTTATTAGTAACGGATGCCGTTATGGTTGGGAAAATCTTTGTCGATGTCAAAGCCGTCAAGCATCAAGCAGCCGTAGTAGGTATTACCGCTCTGAGTCCATTCAATGGAGCGCAAGAACTGGTTAGGACGTAGGTTGGTATTGATGTTTGCGCTAGTCTCGTGAGTAGCATCGCAGTCAAGGAGAAGAGTTACCTGTCCTTTGTTCCAGACATTACAGCCCTTGGACACATTGTACTGGAAGCGCAAACCTTCATCCTGGGCAGGCTCAAAAGTACTTGATACCTTGGCCTAAATGGAATGACGACTGGCTTCTGAACCACCAACCAGTTAGAGATTGCTCTCCAGCTTCTCTGGTCTGGTCATACTGTTGCTTACGGTACTGAGCAGTGACACGGCGATAAGGTGAGTCATCACTGGCAGCCAAGAAGAATGGCAGACCTGCGAATGCCACATCATAGGCTACGCCAGTAGTGGAGTAACTTGTAGCACCTGCTGGGTTTGAGAGTACATACGGTATGCCTTCTGTAATGTCGTCACCATATGGTGCCACTGCTTGCTCCTTTGTCTAAATTTCATTTACTTGCTTAGTGCAGCGATTTCTTCGGCAGTCAAACCAAGAGCAGCAAGTTTCGCTTCTGCTGCTTGCTTTGCTGCTGCCTTAGCTTGGGCCTCAGCCTCTGCTGCTAGGCGGTCTTGCTCTGCCTTAGCCGCTGCTGCTTCTAGTTCAGCAATTTCTGCTGCGGTTAGTGGTACAACTTCTTGTACACCAGTCTCGCAGTTGACGATTACCTTGGTAGGTGCTGTCATTGTTTGTTTCTCCTTGTTAGCTGATTGATTGGTTAGGAATTTTTCAGGCCATACAGCCAGAATGTAGAACCAGACATAAAGTTATTATCAGCAGTAAATACAATACTTGTAATTGCTGCAGTTGAACGCCATAAATTAGCTCTAGCGCCAACCCAATTACCAGTTGAAGCATTGGTTTCTGCCACGTCAAATACGCCGCCTACTTTATTAGCTGAACCAGCATAGTTTGGAATATAAATTTCAGATGAACCATAAGTGTTTGCTGTGGCAGCATCTCTGTCTGTTACAAAACTAAAGTTGTAACTTGAACCACTTGAGCGACCGCTGGAAGCAGTTGAACCTTCACCTTGAACTCTTGTGTTAGATGTTAGATTTCCAGTTGTGTTGTTATTCAAAAGAATATAAACAGTATCCTTGGTATCACCCATAGTTGCAATGCGAACAGAGCATCTCAACACCAAATCGGTATACGTTGACGGAATGCTAGAGAAGGTGACTGAGGCTGCAGATGTAGTCAGTGTATTGCTTGCTATCAGAAATCTTGATGATGGCATAGTTTAGTCAGCTCCTAAAATTAGAGGATTCCGTACAAAGTGGCGGTGGTGCCAGTTGCAAAACTGTCTCCCGTATTCAACTGAATTGAAAGAGAAGTAATAGCTGAAGTTGAGCGCCATACAATCCAACAGTTCTAGTAACGTTGCCAGAACCATTTTGGTCAAACGAAGCAGTAGCCAGTACAGTTTTGTTAGTTGAGCCAGCGTATGAAAATATATCTAAAGTAAGCATACCTGGAACTGTAGTGCTGGTATTGCCACCATTGGTATGAATCCAGGATACGGTTGAAAATTGTGCAGATGTTGCGCTGGCGCCATCTCCATTTATATTGGTTCTGGAATAGTTATTGGCAGTATCACCATTGAATCTCAATACTATAGTTCCAGTTCCTGGAGTAGTTCTAATGTTTGCGAATACAACTCTCAAGTCGGTATAGGTATTAGGAATACTTGATAATGTAATAGTGCTTGTAGAACTGCCTAGCGTGGTAGTAGCAATCGCTACTTCAGTTGATGTATCTGGCATTGTCTCTCCTTAGCCCTTGAAACCGTAAAGTGCGAAAGTGCTTTGAGTGTTGAAATTACTTGCAGCTAAGTAAATTGTTATTGAAGTTACTGCAGATGTTGACATAAGCAAACCTGAGCGTAATCCTATCGAACCTGGAACAGAGCCCAAATTGTTCAAATCATATCCAGTAAAAGTTCTTACCGTTTTATTTTGGTCGTACTTGCGTAATCGTGAATGTCGATAATTCCCACTGAGCCAATGTTTGTATAGCTATTGCCTGGGGAGCCAAGACCAGTGAATAGTTGCATCTCAGTTTGAGATGCTCCGCCACTAGCAACCACAGATGTTCCGTCACCATCTAACTGATGAGCAGCATAAACTGTTCCAGTGTTTCCATTTATACGCATCAGCATTTGATAGATTGAGCTATTGGTTGTTTTAGAAAAGTATCTAATCTGCAAATGTTGATATGTCTGAGGTATGTTGCTAAAGGTTATGCTTCCAGCAGACCCAGTACCATTTACCCTCTGAATCAACCAGGTGGCAGCAGGGTCATAGGCGGCATTGCCAGCGAGCATAGAGTCATACTTCAGCACTCCAGTCTTGATGCCAGAGTTAGACAGTTTCGTTACAGCCATTGACTATGCTCCTTATGAGTTTTTGATACCGTATAGAAAGAATGATGAGCCTGAAACAAATGAAGAAACCGCCTTCATATTTATTTGAGTTATTGCTGCGGTGTTTCTCCACAGGTTTGCACCTGCCCAAATGTCTGCTGCTGTAGCATTATTTTCTGTTACTGAAAATGACCCAAACGGTTTATTCTGTGAAACAGTATAGTTTGGAATGTATATTTCTGAACTAGAAAATGTATTAGATGTTTGATTAGCACCAGGAATACCAACATCGTAAATTGTTGCACCAGATGAATCACGGCCAGATGTAGCAACCGACCCAGAACCAAGCATATATGTATCACTATATGTAGTTCCTGATGATGTTGTATCCGAATTAAAAGTTAAAAGAATATAATCAGGGTCTGTTCTTCCAGTTCTAGCACTTATCTTTAACACCAAATCAGTATAAGTAGCAGGAATAGCCGAAAAGGTAACAGATGCGGCAGATGAGCCTAATGTGTTAGATGCGATGAGTGTATGTGTTAGCCATTTGTTCTCCTCGCTATGCTTTCAAGATGCCGTAGAGGGTGGCGGTTGTGCCGGAGTTAAAGTTGGCTCCAAAAACACCATACAGTTTGATAGATGTAATAGCAGATGTGCTACGCCACAATCCGACAATACGACTAACAATACCTGAACCGTTTTTGTCTCCTGAGCCAGATACTAATAAAGTTTTATTTGTAGAGCCAGCATAAGAAAATATATCTACAGCAGTCATAGCCACATTGGAATTATTAGTAAACAAAGCATCATCACGAACATATGTTCCATTAGTGGTTTGGTTACTTGTCACAGAAGAACCATCTCCAAATAATGCTGTACGTGAATAATTTGCCCCAGTATCACTATTAAATCTGATACCAACATATTCGCTTGCTGAACAAGTTCCTACAATAACAACTCTCAAATCAGTATAGGTAGTTAGGAATAGAAGTAAAGTCTATAGATGCAGCCGCACTACCAAGCGTAGTAGTCACAATAGGAGAAAATGTGGCTGGCACTATACACCTACACTTTTGAGCTGCTCTATACTTACGCACATTCGTATAGTAGTCTGTCTCCTTCTTGCAAGTATGGCAAGCAAATCTAATTCCCTTGCTTTGTTTTTATATTGGATATGTATTGCCTTCTAGTAAAATGACCATTGCGGCAATGTGTTGTTGTATTTCAAAACCCGTGTAGTTTTTTGGCTGTTCTCTGCTTCAGTTACTAAAGCCAAGTGTTCTGGGTTTTGCACAGCGGCGATGCTGACAGGTATTACCACCTTCACACTCAGCAGGGTTATGGCAGATATGGTCAATAACCATTCCGTCTGGAATTTTGCCATTTAACTAATTCCCAAGCCCACCGATGAGCGCGTATTTGTTTTCCATTAACTCTGAAGCCTTGTGATAGCCATTAGTAATGTTGTTCGTTTTTGCTTCTATACAGTTAGTCATCTTAGGCTTTAATTCCGTACAAGGCTGCTGTGTGTGCCAAGATTTGCGAATGAAATATCAATGCGATTTACAAGCAGCAGTTGACATCCACAATCCAGAAAGATAAAGCGACAAACTCTGCTTTTTCCACCATTGCTATTTAAGCCGGAAAAAACTCTCGCTGTTTTGTTTTTGCTGAGCTGCTTTGTCGTGAATTGAATCTATAATAGCCAACTCCATAAAAATCTGTTGTAGGAAAACCACCATATAAAGTATTTAGATTTGTTATACTCGCAATCCCAGTAGATACATTGGTGTATGTATACATTGTGCCGCTGATATTGACACCATATACCGAATGTGCTATGTAATTTGATGGCGTTGTATCATTGTTCAATCTAATCCTAGTGCCATTACCGCTATCGCTAAAAAACAAACGTAGTTGCAAATGTTGGTAGGTTGAAGGAATTGAAGTAAACGAAGTTGTAGATGCAAGGTTTACGGTAGCAATAGACTCAAAGGAAGTTGGGATATAAGCATCATTACCCGCCAGCATCGAACGATACTTGAGGCAGGCCTTGCTCTATCGTAGATAACTTTAGGCGGGTAATCATTTGCTTAGGAGAAGCTCGCTTCCGTAGGCTGAGAATGAAAGGTTTGCTGTTGATGCGTATACTGTAATAACGTCTGTGGTAGCAAGGGTAATTCCAAGTGTTAGCACTGTGGAATCAGATGCACCTACGGTTACGTCATAGGCAATGTAGTGCTGGTTAGCAAGTGCTGCTCCAGCTGGACGGATTGCAATGCGGTATGTAGCAGCAGATGAATCGCGGTTAGCGATTACAATGCTTGAGACTACTGCGCTTGTTGCAGATGGTACTGTGTGTAGAGTTGTTGCGGTTGTTGCGCTAGGTGCTGACTGACCTAGGACTTTGTATACTGTTGGCATTTTTCTCCTTTAGGTTTATGCACCCATTAGCATAAATATGTCTGAAACTGAACTTGATGAGGTACCGCCAGAGGCAGCAGCCCATTTGACTCCCATAGTCTCACTTGAGTCGGCAGTCAAAGCGTATCCATCTGTGCCTAGTGGCAGATTGTCTGCAGCAGCTAAGCCGGTACCTACAACTAAATCACCTTTAGCTGTAATCAATGTGCCAGGTAATGTGGCATTGAAGTAGGTCAAGTCATCGCTGGTTAAAACGTGCTTGACTGTGGCCCCAGCTCCGTGACTAACAGCAGTAGTCCCAGCCCTGCCTCGCACAATGGTGAATGAATCACCTGCGTTTGCAGTAGCAAAAACAATTTCTTCGTTGACTGTATCTGGGTCAATAGCCAGTGTGAACTGGTCTACGTTTCCTGCAGCCAGAGTAATTCCGCCAAGCAGTGATGAGCCTGTGCCAGTGGCTACGGTTATTGTCGTACCTGTGGCACCGATGCTTGATGCCAGCGTCGTCTCGACGCTTATCGAACTGTACTTGCGCATTCTTTATCCTTAGCGAGAGAGGTGGATACGGATTGGGAACTGGTCGGAAAGCTTGAGTGCTTCTTCCTGTAAGCGTTGCTGGAACAAAGCAAAGACATAACGAGAAGCAGACGAACCTGCAGTCGATGGAATCTTTGTATCATTCAAATCAGCTTCGGCAGATGACAGGTTGATACGTCCTGCATCTAGGAATGAAAGCAAGCGGTAGCAAGCGCCATAAACAATTACATCTTGTAGCTGACTCTGGTAAGCCTGTTACATCTACGAAGTCATCTGTATTAGCATCCATTGTGTCTGGAACCATTGTGTACCAAACCTTGACAGGTACGTCCTGGTTGGATATTTTCATACAGGTTGATAGTCTTCTGAGTATTAAAAGTTGGTGTATTAGCTAATGGGTCAAAGCGCCACTTGCGGATTGGTAGCCATTCCTTAGATGAGCCGGTGGTCTGCCAAGACATATACAGAACTTCACGAGCATCATCAGGTAGCGGATATGTTACCTGTGCTGCATTGAATGTAAAGGTTGTTGAGCCTACTGCAAATAGCTTAGGATAAAGACTGCGAACTGTATCGTTGATAGCCTTCTTGATATTTACTCTAGGAAATGTAGGAGCTAATGTCACCTGTGCATACTGTGCGTGAGGTGATGCAGTTGTTCCTAGGTATCCACGACCAAAGCCAGGAGCTACAACGTAAGAGTATTAGTTGTCTTTTATGAAGTTATCAATCCAGATTGACTCATCATCAATCTCGATAATACCTTTAGCCAGGTTAGATCGTGCTGAGCCGACGGTAATGTTCCGTCGATGTGGTAGTTAAACCACCTGGGTTAGTAACGTATGTGATGCGGTCTTGTCTGAGGGTGTAGCCCTGTAGATTAGCCCGTACCCTCATCAACGAGGTCATTGAACGTTGGCATTAGCCCTCCGTAGTTTTCTTCCTTAGCCTTTCTGATGGCTTCGGCTGCTTTTTCCTTTTTCATACCAGCCATCACCCCATAATGTGAGTAGTCGCTGGAAGTAGTATTCATACTGCTTTGCTATGACATCTACGCTGTAGGTATCAATAGCACGCTTGCGAATAAATTCTCTGTCTAATGTTTTGACATTCTGTGTTGCAAGAATAAATTCTTCAACGCTACGGCATCTATAACCAGTCACGCCTTGCACTACAGTTTCTGTAAATGCGCCCCAGTCAGTTGTAATTACTGGAGTTCCGCAAGCCTGTGATTCAATGTTTACGTTACCAAATGGTTCCAGGTACAGGGTTGGAACAAATGTTGCAATAGCTCCACCCATTAACTCTGCACGCTTCTCAGGTCCAACAGGTCCGATGTACTCGCCATAAGTTGGGATGTAATCACCAGGTCCTGCCATAATAAGTCCTGGCACCGATTGTCTTACAGATGTGAGCTGCAATCTCCACACCTTTGCGTGGAATCATACGACCTACATACAGGTAATAATCTCCATCACCTTTACCCATTGGGAACATCTCAGGGTCTAGGTATCCTGGAATCACCGCATCAAAGAATGCTCCATCAACTGTAGCTGCATTCTTAAACTGTGCATATACTGCGTGCATCCAAGCGTAAGACTCAAATACTTTGTAGTCAGAGAAGATACCTGAATATCCAACTCCGAACTCTACAGAGATGTGAGACTTGAAAGCATCTGCAATCGGTTTGTGCGTAGCACCTGCAATTAGGCAGATAAAGTCTTGGTCTTTTAATCTCTTGCGAATCTGCTTGATTGCATTGCCGTTAAACTTCTCCCAATGTGGCAGTTTGAAATCAAACGGTGCTTCAACATAAGGTTTGTTACCAACAGCTATGCGTCGTTGAGTTTCTGTTATACAAGGAATCAGTTCAGTTACGTTAGCTTCATTTTCTGCCAGCGTAAAGAAGACTGTGTGGCCGAGGTTAGTCATCATATTGCAGAACCTACGAATCTTTTCGGTATAAGCGCAGTTAGCAAAATCTTTAGTTGTCTGAGTGTGTGGTAGGAAACGACGTGGAATCTCATACCACAATTCTATCAGAAGTACAAGTATTTGTAGTCAACTTCACACTTCTGCAAGTCGCTATAACTGGCTCCTTGGTAGACTAGGGTAGGTCTGCGCATAGACCTTAAGGTCTTTGTGCAGGTCTGAGAAGGCTACATCTATATGACCTTTATGAGCAAGAGCCGCTCTCTAACTAGCTTGCTGATCAGGCTGGCCTGACCAGATAGGCGTGGGTTGAGGAACACTCTAAGGACTCTGCGCCATCTGTCATTGACAGGCTCAGACTTTGAGTAGATGTGCTCCTAGATAAACCATATCCCAATCATCTGGCAGGCTAGCCAGTGACTTCTCTAGCTCTTCCTGGAAGTTATCCACAAACATTGAGTCATCTTCAAAGATAAAGATTGAGTCGCCCTTACACTTCATCAAAGCTGCCACGTGACTTAGCTTGCAGCCAAGCACTGGGTCTGTTGACTCGATAGCCTGGAATCTTTCATACTCAATTCCTAGCGCCTTGGCCTGAGTATCAAACTGTTCTATCCTATCTTGTCTCCTGTCAAGGTTTATCAAGATGGCTTGCTTGAAGATACTCACATACCGCCCAGCATAAATGAAACTGGCAGAGCATCTGCTCCAGGTCCGGTAGCGCCTGTTGGACCAGTAGGTCCAGTTGCTCCTGTTACACCCTGCGGTCCTGTTGCACTGATTGGACCTGTCGGTCCTGTTGCGCCTACGGGACCAGTTGGTCCTGTGGCTCCATCTGCTCCAGCAGGTCCTTGTGGTCCTGTAGCTCCAACTGGGCCAGTGGCTCCAGTTGCGCCATCAAGACCAGCAGGGCCAGTAGCCCCAGCGGGACCAGTAGCACCAGTAGGGCCAATATCACCTGTTACTCCTTGTACTCCTTGTGGGCCAGTTCGCATCCGACTGGACCTGTTGCTCCCACAGGACCCGTTGCTCCTGTAGACCTTCAATACCTTGTGGGCCTTGAGGCCCTGTAGCGCCCGCAGGACCTGTTGCACCTGTTGGTCCGACATCTCCAGTCACTCCCTGCGGTCCAGTGGCTCCTACGGGGCCTGTAGGCCCTTCTGGACCCGTTAAACCCTGTGGTCCAGTAGGACCAGTAGCACCAACATCTCCTTGAATACCCTGTGGGCCTGTGGCCCCAGTTACACCTTGTGTTCCTTGGCGGTCCTGTCGGACCTGTTGCACCAACTGGTCCAGTCGCACCGACGTCTCCTGTAACACCTTGAGGTCCTGTTGAGCCTGTCGCTCCCGTAACACCCGCAGGACCTGTGGGTCCTGTATCACCTGTCGGGCCTGTCGCACCTTGCGGGCCTGTAGCACCCACTGGCCCCGTAGGACCTGTAACACCTTGTGGACCTGTGGCACCTGTGTCTCCTTGTATACCTTGTGGTCCAGTTGCACCAGTTGCACCTGTCACACCATTAGAACCTTGAGGACCCTGTGGACCAGTAGGACCTTGCGGTCCAGTGATACCAGGATTACCTTGCGGTCCTTGATTGATTAGATAATTCTACAGCAACTTGAGGTGTGATGGACTCAATAACAATTATTGTGCTCAAATGGTCACAGCTCCTGTCACGACGAATTTGCCCTCAAGTATTCTGGGTTACTTCTCCGCCAGAATCTAAAACTAAGTCATATACATATCTGCCAGCTGCTATGTTTTCTGTAACAGAAGCTGGATATTTACAACAATTCTTCCTTGTCCAGATTGCAGGCTCATATGCCATTGGCTGTTGAAGCTACTACTGTAGTAGTTGATGCGCCTACAAATGGACGCACAGTCATAACGCCTACGTAGTTTGTCAAGTCCCAAGGAGTTTGATTGTTTAGGATTTGGAACTGAAAGTTAAATGTGGTTGCCTGGTCGCAGGTTAGATTATATTTCGCACTCATCAGGATGCGATTTCTCTGAGAGCAGCCGCAGCAGGTAAGTCCAGTAGTGCCAGCGAGCTTATTACATACACCGCTAAAATCAAGATGAGTGTTCGCAGAACCCGTAATACCCGCGATATCATTTAGAACTCCTACAGTATCTGTGTGGTAAGTAGTCACACCTGCTAGCAGCAGCCCATTGGCGAGCAGCCAATGCCGTGTCTACCATTTCTGGGTTGAGGCGATAGGTGCCCCCATTAGCAAGGCGGTTGAGTTCCTGCAACAATGTTGAATTAGCGTTACCGTATGTTGGCACCTTTATCTCCTACTTCTTTTCTTTGCCACTGCAGCGTTATCCACCAAGTTTGGCCAAGGTCTACCTGCTCTCTTAGCGCGAGCCTTAGCTGCGCTCTTTCTGTGACAGGTGTTAGTTTCTTGACTGCTTCTTTTGGGTTTCTGTATCCCAGAATGCTTTCTTCTTCACCACTTCACCTTGTCTGCCCAGTACGCAGCAGACATCTTGCCCTTGGCAATGTTCTTGCGTGACGGGCCTTGAATGATGCTTGACGTCTTGCTGTTGGCTGCTTATCGCCTGTTACGCCTTGTTGTCCGAATCGGATTGTCTTGACTTGCTCTCCTATCTTTGGCGACAACGACGTGGCTCTTAGTTGGGTGAGAAGGCGTACGCTTGGGTTTGTTGAAGCCCGATACGCCAGCTCGTGCAAGACGCGAATCACTTGCTTTGCTTTGCCATACTCGCCGTACTTTCCGAGCACTGCTCGTACAGTCCCGTTCTTGTTCAGTCTGACAACCATTCCGTCTTTAATTTGAACAGAGTTGAACTTCTCTGTGCTTCTTGTACTTGCCAGAGGACATTACTTCTTCTTGCCCATTTTCTTCTTGGACATCTTTGCTTCGCTAAGAGCGATGGCAACAGCTTGCTTGCGGGACTTAACTACTGGCCCCTTCTTGACCTGAGTGCAGCGTTCCACCCTTGAACTCACGCATTACCTTTGCAACCTTCTTGCTCAGCTGCCTTCTTCATATTTCTTCTTGCCCATCTTCTTAGACATCATCTTCTGATTTTGGCCGTATTCCATCATCATTCTTTTGCGCATTCCTGACCATCTTGCGCTTTGGACTGACTTTTCATCTTCTCATTATTTCTGCTTCCGTTCTTTGGGTAGCGCCGTTAGCGCCGTGTTGCAAATCTTCATAAGTCATAAATGGGCTTCTTGTTCTGAGTCTGCTGGATATTCTGGTACCAGCTCAGGATGTAATGCAGGGTTGTAGCTATTGTCCTGTAGGTTTGGGTCTTTATCTTTTGGCATTGTTACTCCTTGAAGGTGAGTGTGTTTCCATCGAATGCTTTGCCAGCATCCGTTGGATAGTCTGAGCGCTGCATCGATATCTTTTTGTTTGGTGGATATTGGCTCTACACCCTGCTTTACAGCGGAGTAATAGGATTCCAATTCTTTGTTGTCCTTTCTTTTCTTTGTCTTTATCCCAGCCTTGCCGAGTAGGGAAGCACCCTGCAAATGCAAAGTTTGCTGATTGCAAACAATCAGAATAAGAATCGTGGTCTTGGGTTTTGCACCCAGATCTGCAGTTAGGATTCTTTTCCATTATTCCTCTATTGGTGTCAGGTAGTCTGCATATCCAGCATCAATAAGAATCTGTGCTTCTTGTTCATTCAGGATATATTCGTGACCACCAAGATAGGCAGCATCGGCATCTGCAATATCATCTTGATATGGAGTTTGAACAGCAGTAACGGTAGTCCCATTTACTAGCAATGAGATACCTCGGGGAATGTCAGTCAAGAAAGGATTGATAGTTCCAGTCTCTGTTCCGCCATCAATTCTTCTGGAAGCAAGACGAGTACTTATCGAAGGTGCCATACTGTGCACCCCAAGTTTCCCAGCGCCAAGGCGTATTGAGTCTGTAGTTCATTATTTCCTTTCATAGTGAACTCACCACCGAGCAGTGGCTCTACTAGGACCCCATGCTCGACAGTCAATCAACTACTAGTTGATGGATGCAGCTGTCTCAATGCGATATAGAGCAGCTTCACGAAGGCGAGCAAAGCCTCCGAAGTAGTACCAACCGATGGTGCGGAAACGACGTAGAGCGTCGATTTCTGGACCGATGACGGTTGAGATATCTGCTGCTTGCGCTTCAGCCAATGCTTCGCGTCCAGCAACAACTGCCTTGTAAAGAGTTACAGCAGGTGATGCACCGTTAGATGCTGAGAGAACACGAGGTGTCTCTACAATGTAAGCACCTTCGATAACGCCGACTGCAGCCAGCGACGAACGGTGTACGCTCAACGTACTTGGTTAGCTCCTGGAATCCACCAGTACCAGCTTCAGCACGAAGGTCGGCAGACTGACGTGGGTGTAGGTAAGCAGCATATAGCTCACCAATGCGAGGCACATGCCTTGTTGGTGCGTAGCTGAGTACAGCAGCGTTCGCGGATATCTGCAACTGTCATTGTGCCAGATGCTGTATACTGCCTGATGTTGACCAGTTGCTGGTGCCACCGTTTGAGTAGATTACGTTGGTTCCGCCGAGTTAGGACGTTTGACTACAACGTACGTCGATAGAATCGGCAGCGTTGTAAGCGATGATGTCAGCAAGAGCTGCATCAACGTCGTTGAAAGAAGTTAGGTTCAGCTTCTTGGTTGTTGTTACTGCTGTTACCGTACTCGTTTAGAGTTACTGTAACCTGGTTGATGGGTTACCAAATGCAATGGAGGAAACATCAGAAGATTCTGTCAATGTACCATGTCGCTGTTGCGAGATCTGAATAGATGGAGAATACAACTGATGATCCTGGCATAGCCTGCTGCACTGGCTTAACGTCTGCCAACGCACGCATCACAGGGATGGAACGTAGGGCCATACGTACATACTGGTCATATGCTGTTTTTACGAGGTTGCCGAAATATCGGAGGTCGTAGTCAGGCGTACCTGTAGGGATATGCCACTTGTAGTGCCTTTCTGGTTAGGTTCGGATTAGAGTCCAGACTGCCTAATGATTTCATCCAACTCTTCTTTGGTGTTTGCATTCACTAAGCTTCTGCATAACATCTGCTTGGAGTTCAGGTGTATTACCTGATTCAACAGCATTAGTCATACGCTGGTATGCAGCTGCCTGAGCTTGGGTCTACATTAGGTGTTGCCTGGGTTCGGCTTGCGTATCTACACCGAATACATCGGCGTAATCTTCAAGCCATTTAGATACAGACTCTTCAGTTGGGTCTATATCCTGTGGGATAAATGAAGCAATTTTGCTATTTACCCCGCGACTTGCGAGTGCATCCTTTGATTGCTCGTTCACGGTTGTGCTTTATTTAAGGATTCGAACTGTGCCTTTAGTTCAGCTAGTTCTTTATCCTTTTGCTTAGTTGCTTTGCGCAGTTGCTTTGACGAGATCGTCTCATCAGCATCATTTGATGGTGTATCAAAGTCGTCATCTTCGTAGTCGTAGTTGGACATAGGTCCTTCTCCCTTGGTTAGTTGTTGTTTCGCAGGCCTCATACGGTTTGGGGAACGCTGTATGGCTCCTGCTACTGGTCTTGGTATCTCTCTAACGGGCCAGTCGTTCCGTTAGCAGGCCTAGAATTGCCCTGCGCGTTCGCGGGCTAGTGCGCCACCTGCACGTCCAGCTGAACCGCCGAATCTGCTTCACCAGCTCTGATAGCTTCTTGCGCTTTGCTGCTGCTTCCAGCTGAACCTGGAGTACCGAATACTTCAGCTTCTGCTGTGAGCCCGGTCACATGTGTCCAAGTCCTTGCTTTGCATAAATGTCAGATAATTTAGTTGCTCGTGGTAGAACTCCAGCAACAGCTTGGCATCCCTGCTTTGCCTGTTCTCCGCTTTACACCGTATTGGCGTAGTCTTTTCTGCTCTAGCTACATCTGCTTACTCAGGCCAGCTTGTCAGTGGCAGCTCCACCGATTTCAGCGGCTTTCGTTACTTTGCGCTAGCGATATCTGTCAAAGCGGTTCTGTGGGTCTAGTGTGTAAGCCAAGATATCTCCGCCAGTAATGTCAGAGATAGAACTGCTTTAGAGCGGTAGCAATCGCAGGGTTAGCAGATTGATACCCGCGGCTCTGTGCAGTCTGGATTCTGTCTTCCAATTCAGCAGCAGATACATCTCCGCCGGTAAACTTCTCAAATCCTTCTTGACGGCCTAAATCTCCACGAGTGTAATAAGACTCTGGCAGACCATAGTTACGCACTTAACATTCTGGTACTGGTCTTCTAACTGGATACATATTCAGCTTCAGATAAAGCACGAAGTCCTTTTGGCAATACGCTGCTCATTAGCACCAAAGCGAGTCTTGTATGCTTTAGATTCTGTTCTCAATCTAAGTAGCAACTCATCTGCAGACAAACCATCTTTGATATACTTGGATACATCGTCAATCAATGCACCTAAACCAAAGCGGCTAAACTGGTCCTGTGAGGTAGATCAAAGGCAGATTGTCCCGCTCTTGCTTTGTCTCCTGCTAAGTTGCCAGGAGTTAAAATCTGTGTACTGCCATCATCAAAAACTGCAACAATGTCGCCAGTTACTGGGTCTTTGTAGAGTTGAAACCATTTTCTTTTGAGTGCCCGTTGCGCCATGTGCGCGCCTGCACCCGCACTTGCTCCAGCACTAGAACCTGCACCGAAAGCTCCAGCTAATGTTTCTTTAGTTGGTCTTTGTCTCCAATCAAAACCACCGCCAGGTAAGTTGAATGCGTACCATTCAGCAACCTGCTTTTAATCCACTTGTTGGTGGTGCGGAAATTGAACCGGCTGAACCGAGTTTGAGTTGCCACTTTTGCTTCTTTGCAAACCTAAAGCTTCCATACCAGCTTGTGCTTCAGCTGAAGCTTTCTGTGCATCAACCTGAGCTTGGCTGGCGCCAGTCTCTAGATTACGAGCATAATAAGGGGATCAATGCCACCGTGCAATTATGTCGGAGCGAGTTCCAACTAGCTTTGTCGGTTTCATCTATTGCAATTCCTTTGTAGGAGCTGCTTTACTTTCAGCCTCTCTAAAGCTTTGTAAAGGAGATTTCTTTTCTTTCTCTTGCCATCGTTACCCCTGGGATCCAAAGTTACGTAGAATGTCTAGCGCAGTGCTTGATGCCTTGCTGTCTTGCTGCATCAGCAAAGCCACCAGCGTGGGTCATTTTGCGTAGTTGACGCTCGAACTCATAGATAGGTACTTCACCTTGTTGGGTAATAGCAGACCTAAGAGTTGGGTCATCTAGTTTTACTGAACCTCTTGGTAGCTCAAGAACGCTTTCCATAACACCTTGATATGGTGAGTAGATTACATCTAGAGTCAATGCCGTTATCGATTAACTTGCCGATTCTTTCAGGCAAACCAATCTTTGCTACATCACGGATTCTCTGCTTAAACTCTTCGATATTAGCACCATCGTTTACAGCCTTAACCCATTGAGGTAGCTGAGAACCAAATAGTTTGTTGATATCCATACCATTGTGCAAGGCTGTATCGCGTAAGAGATGTGAATGTATCTAAAGCTTTGCCCTTGTATCCAGCGCCAGTAAACTGTAGTTTGCTATTTACGAACTGGTTAAATAGAGCTGCATCTTCGTCTTTGTTTGTATCGTAGCTTCTCTTGCCCAATTTAGTAAGTCAGCTTCATCATAGGCTGCTCCTGCAGCATCTGCTGCATTCTTGATTCTAACCTTTAGACCTTCAATGTCTAGGCCGTACTGTGTATTCTGGTTAAGAGCTGCAATCTTCTTAGGGTCACCTTTAGCATCAGCTAAAGCCTGAATGTAAAGTTGCTTTTCAGTAGCTTTCTTAGCTAAACTCTTTGGAGTAAGGGCAGCCTTCTTAACTTCTTCCTGGTATTTAGGTAGAGCAGAAAGCTTTTCCTTCAACCACTGTGCTTCATTAAGGCCAGTAACAGAAGCCTGAGTTCCAATATCTCCAGCTCTTGTATACTTCTGTCTTGCAGCATTAGCCTTCTGAGCCTTTTGCAATCTAGGACGCCAAGTTGATAACTCTTCTGCAGTTGGGTCACGGTCTAGTAGTGCTTGGAAAGCTGCTAATCTTAGCGTTAGCATCTGTATCAGATGATACCGCTGGGTAAATCATAGTGCTAGGCTTTTTATTCTTGTTATCTTCAGCTACTGCAAGGCCAGCTCTTTCCTTAATTGCAGCTAATTCTTCAGGTGAAAAAAGCCGCCAAGAACAGAATCAATGTTACTGTTTCTATTCTGTATGGTTTTAACCACACGTTGATTGTATGTCTCGGCCATTACTTACCTTCTCCTGGGGTTAGGTACTTATCGTAAACTAGGTCTTGAGATAGGAACCTGTCGTACAGATAAGAGAATCCCATCTTGTCATCATTCTTTAGCTTGTTAACTACTGCATCGTAAAGAACCTTTAGGTCAGCATTCTTCTTAGCAGTGATGCTTTTAGCTTCACGAGTAGCAAGCTGAGAAGCAATAACTCTGCGGAAATCTGAGTATGCAGATACTGACTTCCAAGTTGGATTATCAGCATTATCTTTCATAAACTTTTCATTGTTTAGAATTTGAGATAACCCGGTAACTACTCGGTTAGTCTTTGAGCCATCTGAATCATAGTAATCATTGAACCAAGCTGAAGGAACATACTGGCCAGTCTTTGGGTCAAAGATAGGATTGCCTTGAGCATCAGTCTTACGGCTAGCTTCTGAACAACAGCTTGCTTGATGATGTCTAAATCCTCAGCACCCTTTGACTGAGTTGATGGCAAGCCTCTGTCCTGAAGCTCATTGTCAATAGCATCCATTACCTTATTGAAAACAATCCAGCCCTTTTCAGCTTCATTCTGTAGTTGAGCCTGAGCTGGGCTGATTGTAGAAAGGAACTTTTCCTTAGCGGCAGGAGTGATTCTCTTGCCTTTTAGGAATGTGGATACGCTTGAGAGAACTCATAGTTAGTAAAGTTATTTGCAATCAAACCAATAAGCTTTGGCTCTACACCTGCAAGGCTGGTAACCAAATCACTCATACTTCTGTACACGTTCTACCGCATACTGTGAAGACTGGATGTTTGTTGGGTTAGATGATAGGCGAGCAGTAAATTCAAAGAAGTCTGGGAAGTCTTCTAGGAACTTAGTATCTGCATCTACACCATAAAGTCTGCAGTATTCACGAGACCTTATCAAGATAGAATCTGTAAGGTGTCTCAAAGCGTGGAGCAAAATGGCAAGACTAAGTTAGCAACAGTACGCATATTCCAGTACTGCTTAGTCATCTTGTCAATCTTCTCAACAGGAACAGGTGGCAAGCCATTGCGCTGCTCTCATCTGCTCTGTGTTCCAGATTAACTGCCAGCTTGCTGCATACTGAGCATCTTCCATACCAACTGATTTAGTAATCTGACGCTTGCCATCTGAGCTGGAACTACAGCTTCCCAAGATGATTCATATGCACCAAAAGAGCAATACCATTCTTAGAGATTCCTCTAAACTTGGCTTCTTCTTTAGTAGTTCAGATGCAGGAATTGCTACATAGCGGACCTACAGGGAAAATATCGCTGAAGACATTCTTGTTTCCTGTGTTGTAGAGTACATCTAAACCGCCACCGAAGATGATATCTAGTGACTGCTTAGGAATTGCCATCTCCGGTTAGAGATTGTAAGTCCAGGAAGTCCTTGCAATCCTTTAGGTACGCCCGACCCAAATGAAGTCATTACCGGTTGTTTGTCCTGGCGGAATCTCATTACCTTCAAAGTCTGTAACCAAACCAGCGCGATTAGGTGCGTGCCATAGCTGATAACCACGATTAACGATAGCTGGATTGGCAACAGCAAGCTTCATCCAAGTCTTAATGCGTTTTCTTGAGCCGAGAAGAATGGGCTAATGTACTTAAACATACCTGCAAGGTTTGACGCGACGCTCGATGTTGAAACAGGATACCCTTCATCTCACGCAGTGCAATCTTGATGAGCTTGCATCATCAACTGATTCTGCTCTTCCAGAGTGAGTCTGTCCTCTTTAAGGCCAGCCATAATGTCAAGACGACAGTTTTAGCCTCACGGCGATACAGACTGAACGTGCAGAGGGTTACGTGCCCAAGCATCTTCTAGGTAATGTTCCTAAGAACTTGAAAGCTAGAATTGGTAAAATCTTGATACATCTTCTTGTGCAACCTATTGCCGAGATTCTCTTCAAGCACGTGTCCGTGGACTAACTAGGCAGCTCTGTTGGGTCCTTAAATGCTGTACGCAAGGTCGTCTAGCAGTGATCTCCTTGCATCTTAGCCACGAAGTCCAGATGAAGCTGGCAAGTATTGGTCTAAAGAAAGCCATTGGTCTTTGTGACATACTCTCGCAGCTCCGCTGGAATGTTAATACCTAAGCCTTACGGAGAGTCACGGCCTTCTGGTGAGTTGCGTAGCCAGCGTTGTGACATCTTCAAGTGACTCACCCTTGCAGCGAGCTTAGTTGCACAACTGCCAGAGTTGCCAAACTGTGTTGCGAAGTGTCTGTGCCCACTGCTCAAAGTATGCCTGGGTCATGTAGGATCGAATAGCACCGATACCCTTAGATGAAAGCTTGCGCATATACATATCGGTATTACTGTCTACTAAACGCTCAAATGCGTTGCCGGATGAAGCAATACGACGGAACATCTCGCCTAAAGGACCGCTGAATGCGTCGTTTAGTTCATAAGTTTGACCATCTGAGGTAGTTACCTTCATAAGTACCCAGTACCAATACGTTGTCTTTAGGAGCAACACCCTTATTAGCATTTAGTACATCTGCGAACTGTTTCGTACACAGCTTGCTTCTCTTCTTGTAGAAGCTTGAGTGTATTGACCTCTGCCCGTAACTTCTAAGTCATCTGGTCTTGATTAGATTGAGTAGCTTCTGCTTCGCTAATCTGCTTCTTAATGGTATTTAACTCATCAATTACGCCTTGTGACTTCTGCTGTATTTCTTTTACAGTCCCACCATCAAACTGCTTACGAGTATCTATCAATGAGGCGAGCAGGAACAGCAAGGCTATTGTTAATAAAGTTCTTTGTGCCAGCACCTAAATGGCTGCAAGGATGTCATTAGCGAACCTACTGAGGCAGCAATACGTAGCTGAGAATCAATACCGTTACGGATAGTGTAGCCAAGACGAAGCAGATGCTCCAGCCTTAAACAAGTCCTGAAACACATCTGCATAGTGTAAAACTGAATCTTTAGTTCCAAGTGTTATCTTGCGGAGTTCAGATGAATTGCGCTTTAGCAACGCTATCCATCAACTCGAAATCCATAATAGGTAGGATAGTTCGCGCTCTGTGATTCAAAACTGTGGAACCTTCAATAACCGAACCATCAAGGTATCAACCATAAAGCCATTGTCCTTGATAGACTTCAAAGCTGAGGTTCTAGCCATAGAATAGTTGTTGTAAATCTGTTCAGCTACGCTTTCAGGAACATCATACTTTTTAGCAAGCTCACGAATAGCACCAGACTCTAAGTTGATAACAGCAACGCTGCGTGCCTCTGGAGTAGCTGCTGAAATATAGTCATCTACCAAAGCCTTAGACTGCTCAGGTGTTAGCTTGAGAAGCTTATTCAAAGAGTTGACGTTAGCTACAATTTCGCGGTATGAATCAGCGTCGTTAAAGTCTACGATACCTGCAGGCTTCTCTCCGGCAGACCAAGAGAATCTTCTGATACATCTTATGGAAAGGTGTTGGCTGGTAAATCTCAGTCTTTGGTTTCCAACATTTCTATCATAAAACTTAACTGCACGAGACTTAGCAACAAGGTCTTCAGCGCCTTGAAAGAAAGCTCCAGTTGTACGAGTTAATGAACCGCCGCCTTCGCCAAGTTGCATAAGCTTTGCAAGAGTATTGGTCAGTTGCAGCCAAGAAGCATAGTTCTTTTTAGCAGACTCAATAACTGCAGGGTCAGCTGTTAGGAATGGCAACATTCCAGAATCATCTGGAGCTGCAAAAAGCTTCCATTCACCAACTGCATCTAAATCTCCACGAGCTGCCTCAAGGGCATCTGTGATATATGCACGTTGTAGTGCAAGTTCATCCATAGCTGCAGGGTCTCCAATGCAGAGCGAAGGATGAGAGCTGTTTCATCTCTATCTACAGAATCACCAAGTAGATGCGCAAGTAGTCCAGGGTTATTTGAACTCTTAACCATTGGGTGATTCAAAGCATACATAGAGTTGTTAGCTGTGAAATCATCAATTACTTTAGTAAAGCGGTTAGCTTCACCATACTGAGCCTTGGTAATTTCCTCAGCTGCTTGAGCCACTGCATCAGAATTACGTAGTGCGCCCTGTCCAAGCTTGCTTGCCTTTAGAGCTTGACCAGCTTTACCTGCAGCAAGGGTTACATCACCGAAAAACTGAATACCTAAATCTGCTCCACCTGATAGAGCCTTACCCCAAGCACTTTTCTTGAAGGCAGCATCACGTTCAACGTGGGTCATAAATGTTAAACTTTGGGTCATACAGCATTGCGGACAGCACCGACACTACTGCTTGACCAAGATGAAATATCTTGTGCAGCTTGCATTAGCTTTATCGCCCAGGTATTAGGGTCAAAGTAATCGCCAAGACCAATACGGCCAGCGTTGTAAGTCACCCTGTACTAAGAGCTAAGGTTGTTAAAGGTTCACGAATATAGTCGCGGTTAACTTGGTTGATACGCTCAAGATGTTCCAGCTGAACGCCTGGTACTTCCATAACAGCGCCACCGGCAGATGCAAGATGGCTTTACTGATGTTTGTACTAGCGCCTGCGCCAGCATTCTTGAATGTATTGATAAAGCCGTTATATTGGGCATTATCATTCCAAGGTGCTGTTGCTACATCCCAAGCAAAACGCACAATGCGAGCGCCAGCTGCGCCAAGAAGTTCTCCGCCGAACTTACCGGCGTTCTTAACTAACAGTTGTTAGCTACATCACCAATTCTGTTGAACCATACCACTCACAGGCTATCTCTTAACTGCCGAATCGCTTTGCGAGTTTCTGGCGAGGCGTTTGGTAGCTTGTGAGATATAGGACAAGAACTGGAAGGTACTGCTGTGCATCTGTGCTCTGAACTGTGTGTCATCTTCAGTTCTCTGATTCATCATACCTAAAACTTCAGGTCCTGCTCCTGGATCCATATCGGAGAACCAGTCAGTAATATCTTCATCTGGTCTGATGGAAGTATCGTAAAGTGTTACAAGTCCAACACGAGCTGAGTTTCCAGCTGGTCGAGCGCTAACATTGAGTATTTGTTGCACCACGAACATCTGGTGTCTTGGCCAAAGGTGCGCCGCCTTTAATAGCAGCTGTTTCTGTACCTTCACCATACCCAGATGATGGGAAGAGCATAGTTAACCATCTGTACTTGGACAGAGAACTTACCTGGACCTGCGGCTCCTGCGAGTGGGTCCATTGGGCTTGCAGCCATTGTTGTCCTCCATCTTCTCTAAATCTGATGTGAAATCGTTCCCACGCTCTGGAAACTTTTGCTTTTTCTATTTGCGTTGTAAACTGCTAAATCTAAAAGTCTCTGATGCAAGCATTTCAAATGCTCGGATTATATTTACTGCAAAACCTGATATAACTACTAAGAAATCAGCGAGAGTGATAGAACGCGGTACATAATCTTTGTCATCGTCCACGTTCTATCCTCTCCTGAATAGTACTAAGCCTTCTTGCCTTTGCGACCAGCTGGAGCATAGCCAAATATTGACTTGCCTGGACCTTTTGGCTTTGATGTATCCTTCTTGCCTTCTGTTGGCTTCTGCATTGGAGCAGCAGCACGACCACCTTTTTGTTCATTTTACACCTCCTACCCTGCAATAGATGCGAGTAACGTAGCAATATCTGGACGAGCGCCAGCAGCAGGGGCCGCACCCATTTGTTCTGGAGTTGGCTGCGAGGCAGGAACGGGGGCCATACCTGCTGCTGGAACTTCAGCCGCCCATCATTTCTGCTGGGACTTCAGGTTGTGGGCTCTGGCGTAAATACCTTCTCCACAATAGTTTCTAGTTGTAAACCTTTTTGACGACCCTTGATAACTTCGGCAATTCGAGAAACAATCTGAGAAGGATCTTGGCCTTGTGCTGCAAGCGCTGGAATTGCTTGGGCGTACTGAGCAACAGCAACGCGAAGAGAATCGCGCATCTCTTCAATATCCACACGCTGTTCTTCTTGAGTAACATTTAGCTCCATTGGAATTTCACGACGTACATAGTCACGTGATACAAGTTTGTCAGAGCGCATCTGTAGCAAAGCGATGATTGCGTTGTTTGGATTCATACCAGACATAATGCCGTAACGGACATCTACGCCGTACTCACCTGCAATGTTCTCTAGATGGTACATACTTCATATTGAATGGAGTACCGTCTTCAACGCCCTTGATTTCTTTGGTGACATTGCCAAAGATTTTTTCGTCTACTTCAAAGCAGAGTCCAACAAGTTCTGTAAATAGTCTTGCAAACTGTGCTTGTGCTGCACGAACCTGTGTATCAAAGCCAGCTTGTAGAGCTTGAACTCCACGACCTGTGATGATTGAAGCATCTAGGTTACCGCTTCGTACCTCTGGGTAACGAGCGCCTAGTCGTAGTTCGCGCTCTAGAACACCAGATTCTGTAAAGACTCCAGGAGGAAGTTCTAGCGGCACACGACGAATTGCTTGGGGATTAGCAGAACGCATAATCGAATCAGGGCCAAGTGCGAGTTCTTGGACATCCTGCGGAATGGCAATCGGTGCTTGAATCGATTTCTCTGCTGCTTGAATCTGTAAGCACAGCAAATCGAGCACGTGCAAGTTGTACCGCTAGAATATCATCGAACTGTCCACGTGCTTCGCCATCAAGGGATGAACGAACAGCTACTGTAGCTAAGCACTTACCAACTGGGTTAGGTAGGTTTGAGAGAACTAAGTTGTTGCGTTCTGGAATGAAAATTAATATCTTGGTCTTTGTCGTGATAACGAACCAAGAGTAAGGCTTACTGAGCACCTGATGCCAATGAGCATACTACGGCCATAATGCTCGTTGCAGAACTCTGGATACTGCGCTGCTAAGTGACTCAGCATCTGTATAATCGAACTTGAGTCAAGTGAAATGGTCCGACCAAATCTATCAATCTCTGGATAGACACCAAATGGATTTAGCAAGCGGATACTGTGGATTGTTTGTTTCATAATCCATCTCAACGATTGCTGGCAACATACCGTAGGTGTTGAACCAGTCAGCACCTGTGATACATCTGAATCTGTAAGTTCAGATGCATGCCACATAGTAGTTGGCAATGCGGGTACGAGTGTCTGCTGCTTTGCGTAGCTGAATCAGAAACCATATTGGTAGCTGAAGCAGTTCGAAAGAAGGAAGCGGTGCCATAACTTCTGCAAGGTCACGAGGCAGCTACGTCAACGAAGTTAGCGACGAGTGGCTTTGGATATTCCTCGGTAAACATCGCTGGATAGACCTTGGAGATATCTCCTTGGCGTACGGAAGAGCACGTCGACGCATACGCTGGTCGCGTGTGCGTAGCTGAGTTTGCAGACGCGTACTTGGACCGCTTTCGCTACGACCTCTTTAGTAGTAAGCAATTAGCTCTCCTTAAAGAAATGTTCGTTCTTTCTCCGCTAGCAGTTCGTCGATGTTAATGACAACCTGCCGGCTTCGCTCTGCTTGATGTGAGGTAAGGGTTACGCATATGGTGGGTGCTGGTTGCATACCAGTGATTGAGCATCTCACGTGCTCGAATTTCACAGAACCACAAGTGCCATCACCATATCGGTCTTACCCTTAGTAGTAGGCGACCAGGTAATCAGCTGCTCAATCAGAGCCTTGATGTTTTTCTGTTTGGTCAGCTAGGTAAGTGAATCAGATTATCTCTGATGGTGTTTTCCATCTTGCTTGCTTGGTACCAAAGAGGGTGGACATAGATGCCACACCGAAGCCTGCATCCCATTTGTTGTTGCCGGTGTGGTGTTCTCTTGAGCAAGATACTCCGCGTGATGCAAGGAACTGACGGATACCTTCATCTTGCGTAGGAAGGACTGAAAGGCGTTACGCTCTACCATCCATTCCGACTGGGTGCGTACACATTAGTCCAGTCGATAATGAGCTGTCGGATTTGAGCTGGTGTCGGACGCGTAATCTTGATAGCGTCAACGATATAACGCTTATGAGATATCCGGTCAATCGCATAGCAGATTGCCGCGGTATCTCCGACCATTGCTGGGTCGAGGCCACAGACAAAGGTAAAACCATTTAGGTCTCTGGGATGACCTGGGAACCCTGCGACTAAACGACCCAGCTTTCCGCATTCCATCAATAGAACCTCTCACACATACAGGGTCAAATATGGCATCATCTGAAATATCTTGCTGTTGATAAACTAAGCCCAGGTAGAAGCGTCCATAGCCTGAGCGCTCTGCGTAGATAGATGCTTGCCGTTCCATCTCGGATATAGGCCGTCTTCATTCTTGTCAGATTCTTCTTGTCACATCGAATGGCGCATCTGAGGCAGGCCAGAGGGTTACCCACTTGTCGGAACCATCGTTTGT